CAAGAAAAAAACCTAAGCGATTGTAAAGATGCAGCAGTAGGGTTCTTATATTCCAACATCTTTTTATTGACCGACATAAGGCCTGCTTCTTCAGCTGCTTGAATAGGTAAATGGGGATGAAAACTGCGCCAACCACCCCTCTCTTCTTTTTTTTCATAATCCATTCTTTGAAATTCGCTCCACATCACTACTACTAATCCAATATCACCTATAGAAGATGCATCAAAGGCTTTTGATAACATATATTCATTACCTCTTCCTGCTAAACCTAAATTAATACATTCCATATCAAGGCTTTCTGCTAAATGAGCAGGCCATCTTTTATAATCCAAATCATAACTAGAATACGTTCTACTAAGCATATAATGTTCAGTAAAACTACACCCTATTGCAATTAATTTCATCTTATTTCATAAAGATAGAGATGCTCCATCTTTCTCCTTTAGTAACTTCCTTAACTCCATGTGGATACATAAATGCAGAAGGAAAAACTATTACTGATCCTTTTTTTGTTGAGTAATCTTTATCATTTATATGAAAATTTCCTCCCTCATAATCATCATTCAAATGAAGAACTAATGATAATTTCGAATCAGCACTTTCAGAACCAAAGTGTAACCCATTATTAGGATATTTCTTTTTTGGGACTTGTGTAACAGTATTATCTACATGGGTTGGCATATGGCCCCCTGTTTCTAAGTGTTGTATTCTACATTTATTACCCCACTCAACAAAATATGTGAAATCTTTATTGGGGTGATTTATATCAACATCTTTTAGGTATAAATCTTTTGCTTCCATAAAGCAATCTATTACAGGTACATATAAATGTTTCAAATCATTTTCACGATCTATACCATGACTCTCCCAATGTTTTAGTTTAATAAATTGTTTACTTTTACCAATACTAGTAATTAAGTTTTGACACCAATCAGAGTCTAAAATATCTGGATAATATTTTACATAATCCATTAAACCTACCATCTTATTTTCCTATTACCATGAAACGATTCATACCGTTATCTAATACCTTTGTTCCACTATATAAAACATCAACAAGCTTTGCCTGTTCAGCTAACTCATCAGGAGAACTAACGCAATTGATATGATCATCAAAAGAGCTATCATCTGTTGATTGTAAAACGTAAAGTGGATTACCAAGGAATCCTCGATTCATTTTAAGGAATTTTTGCATGGGAAACATATGTTCGCATGATGTATTAATAACAAGATCAAAACCCGATACACCCTGTTTCATGTACTGCCATATAGGTTCAAACATAACATCTACAATATAGCACTTATATTTTTCTTCTTCCTTATATCTCTTATTAAACTTATAACTTAACTGTTTTACATCTTGATCAATTTCAAAATTATGAATGAAAGAAGCACCAAGTTCATCTATTAACAAGGGAACAATAAAATTAGCATACCAACCAGCAAGAATAGCCACCCTATCTACTTTAACCCCAAGATTAGAAACTTCTTCTATTATCCACAACTTACTTTTCAGTTGTGATGATGTGCTGGCATCTTCTACTCTTCTTGCACAATGTTTATATGTATCGCCCCTAACAGCAGACTGTACAGACTTCCAATCTCTAGCAACAGCTGGTGTGAATTTTATATGATCTACCATAAGGTTTTAATTTCCTCATCATAATCACCCTCAGTATGAGTACTATTATTAAATAAACAAATTTTATGATCTTTCCTTAACACCTTCTTAGACATATCATCAGGATGTATATTACCTTTGTACCAAGAATATACATCTCCTTTTGGAAACCCCTGTAAGAATCCTTCATCTTCTTTCCAAGGATCATACCAGTGATGAACCATGTAATTATCAAGACTAGGATATGTGAAAAATATAACCTCTGCATTATCCTTCACCTGATTATAAACAGATTTCATTTGTCCTCTATTCCAACGAATAACTGATGAGTTAAGTGGCGTTGACTTATTCTTTGAATAGTTTGTTTTAACTGTGGCTAGATCGTTCCACCAACCACGAACAATCCACGGTTTGTCCATTGGTAATTCGAAGAAATATTTTAGGTCTTGGTGTATAATAACATCAAGGTCTAGAAAAAGGAATTGATCTCCCCCAACTAAATCACTGAACATATGTATCTTTCGATATGCCCAAAAGAACCCCCGTTTTTCATGATAGTAGGAATCCCAAGTAGTAGGAAGTTGTATATCATATGGTTGTGTAGGATTGTCTGTAAGACAGTAAAAGTTAAACGGCACAGAACAATTTTGTTCGCACTGTTCTTTTAGTTTCTCAACATAGGTGTGATCATATTTGTCACCCCACTTCACGCATAATATTGTATTATTCATAATAAGGTTTCCATTCAGGAGCAAGGTCAAGCAAACATGTCCCTCTATGTATATCTCTAGATTTAACGTCTTTCATCATCTTGTGCATCAACTCCTCATCATATGGTAGTGTGTCGAGATAGTCAAGTATTTTTTTGAAGTCTTGGTTATATCTTTTATTCCAGTTTTCAAAATATAACTGAGCATAATATTCTCGAATATCTAGTGGTACATTTGTGATAACATATTTTTCCATCCAGCCCCATACAAGACTACCTGTTGAAAACTGATGAAAAGTGTCTGGGTATAGATCAAACAAATGTTCCATGCCCTTTGCAATCTCCCACAAATATCCTACATTTATAGAGTTGATCGTTGATACGAATAATATTTTTGTATTATCTAAAGATGCAAATCGTTTAGCATTATGGTATATAATATCCCACTTAGATGGGTATCGAATATACTCATTACGCTTTGCCCAGCCCTCAATAGAAATGTTTATCAAACAACTCTTAAACTCTGGAATATAATCAAAGATATCCTTACCATCAAATTTCGGGGTTAGTGTTCCATTGGTAGTAATTCTCAAGTCCATATTCTTTGCAAGATCACGTTCAACAATACGTTTCATCAAGTCATAATTGTATTTGATGGCAAGTGTCTCGCCCCCTGTTAACTTTAACTCAACAAGGTTATCTATTATAAAATCATCACATTCTTGAATAAAACTCTCTGCCTTGTCATCATCCTTGTATAAGGTTTTGTTACCAAGACTAGGAATATTGGGGTGTCCAATCTGCTGGTTCTCTTTGGCAATACTAGAAGAGTTTGCAGACCCACACATATGACAACGAAGATTACAGAAGTTTGAAGGAGCAATCCACTCCATAGTTCGCACGAATGGAGTATCCATATCTGTTTCTAGATACTCTTCAAGTTCTTTTTTTAATTCTGGTTTTTGATAATCAAGATAACTATTGTAAGTTTTACGATGACTCTCTGGAGAATGTTTCTCTTGTTCGATGCAAACTTCACAATTAGAATCTACTGTCGGGCCGCCCCCTAACAACATCTCCTTACGAAATTGTTTGAGTTTGTCTGACTTAGAATATTCTTCTATTGTCTGATTTCTATCCCAATCGTTATTACCCTTAATTACACAACAAGGTTTTATTTTTCCAAAAACATCTGTTACGATATTCATAAAGGGTTGTGGGCAAAACCATTCATACTCTTCAAGGTTTTTAGTCATTTATCTTTCATATACTTGTTCCAATTTTTTTGAACTTGTACACCTTGTTCATCTGGAGTAAGTTTTTTAAATCGTTCATCGTCAAATTCATATATAAACCCCCTCTCCTTCTTTTCTTTTTGGGGAAAAGCAGAAGAAATAAACAACCTAAATTTAAGAACTAATCTTTTTATATTCATCGTATAAAACCTCACTAATATATTTATGTCCCATATCATTGGGGTGAGTATCTTCTGGACTGAACCTATGCTTATCTTCTAACTTAGAATCAATACTATAACCACCAATACGTGGGTCTATAGGCCAACCAATGAAGTTTTTATTTATTTTGTTTGTATAAGGACTTTCTATAATAAGGTTGCAAAGCTCCTTATACTGAATGCCCTGTAAAGGTTCTCCTTTACCCATTAGGGGTTGACAACCTTGTATCTGAAGATGTGGTATATTATTTGATTCACATATGGTCTGAAGTGCATACATATAACCTAGACTTTCTTTTACTCCGCTCTTTATATCATCCAAAAACTTATTTCTTAGGGCAACACTAATATCATATTTAAGTCCCGATTTCTTAGTATTTTTTGTGGGGGGGATAAAAAACTTATCGTGCCAGTCTGCATCAAGAACTACTCTCTCTGGATGAAAACAATCCCAATCCTTCTTATAAACATCTCCATTTCGCCGATAAAGTGTTTTGTCATCTATAAAGAAACTAATTCGTTGTACTTCACTCCACATTGCAACTACTAGACCTATATCTTTTTTATTTAAAATTTCTTCTATAAGAGTATGATAAATTGCCTTATTTCCAAATCCACACTCACTTAAATTTATAAGTTCCATATCTAGTTTTTCTGCAAGAAGCTCTCCCCATATAGGAAACTCTTTCATCTTTTGTTGTTTTGCATAGTTGTCTGTGTAAGAACACCCACTAATAATTAACTTTTTGCGTTTAGAAAACAGCGACATTATACATCTTACTCCAAGCTTGAGCATCTTCCCAAGTATTAACCATAGGTTTTCCCTTAATATTTAAAGAAGTATTCAACAACATAGGACAACCTGTTTGTTCATACCATTCCTCCAATACCTGTCTAATTGAAGAACTACAATCTGGTTTTACTACTTGCACTCTTGCAGTTCCATCAACGTGAGTAACAGAGCTCATATCATGTTTTGCCTTTGCAACAAACTGCATATATTCATTCATCGGGCCCTCAAAGTATTCATCCTTATACTCTTCTAGGATTGCAGGAGCAAAAGGCCTGAACAGTTGTCTACGTTTAATCTTATTCACGGTATCCTTTATATCATATCGTGGATCACCAAGAAGAGAACGATTACCTAATGCACGTGGCCCAAACTCTGCCTTACCATTTGCAACCCCTACAACATGATTATCCAAAAGTTCCTTAACAACATTCTTAACATTTATTCCTTGAAGAATAGGATAACCAAGATACGGGTGTTTCCAGAGTAACTTTTGTTTGTTGACTAATGCTGCGGCTCCTAATGCAGAACCAGCATCGCCAGGAGCAGGCATGATCCAAATATTCTTACCTTTTATCTTAGAGTTCGCTGCACAGTTTAATGCACACCCACCCATGATTACTAGGTTTTCACTTGGACACATCTCTACAAGTTTAAGTAGTTCCCTCTCGTACAGGTCTTGTATGGACGCTGCGAGGTCTTCTGCACTAGCTTTAGGGAAAATGTTACCAACTCCCTTATGGTTGTTTTCCCATAACTGATCTTCTAAATCATACTTAGGTTCACCATAAGCAGACATCCCCATCGTGATATATTCATCTTCGTTGGGTTTTAATCCTATACGTTGGGTGATTGCAGAATAGAGGAGGCCAAGAGAATACGGATATTTCCATGACCTTATTTTTTTAAGTTTATGTTCTTTATGACCCATAAACCCATTAGTAGAACTACCCTCCCAAATAGAGATAGTATCCCACTCACCTATAGCATCTATAACTAAAACATTACAGTTATCAAATGGTGCAGTATAATACCCAGCAGCTGCATGAGATTCATGATGACTAAAACTACGATCATATTTTAATCTAGGATTTTCCCAAGATTGTCCTGCCCATAAACGTCTTAAATTTTTACGAAAAGGTTTCTCATAGTATGCAACTATGTCTGGTTGATTGCGATCTGAAACAGGCCATTGGGAAGGATGTACCCATTTGTCGTTTTTGACTCCACTATATCTTTCACTCTGAGAAGCATGAATTATTGTTTTATCACGAATAACGCACATTGCAGCATCATGAAATCCTTCGGAAATTCCTAATATATTCATATATCACCTCACTTAAAATATCATTATATAGTATTATATAGATAATGTCAAGGAACTTATTTTTTTATGAATTTTTTATAAGCAACGATTGCTTCTATCGGAGTATCAGCCTTTCTGATTGCTGCTTTATTAGCTTTCGATTTACTATTTTTAACTATATCTTGTTCAAACATTTTCAATTTAAGTTTAAATAGTTCTTCCTTTTTTATTGCATCATCTGGATCAAAATCAAAAATAATATTTAAATCCGCTTGTCCTTCTTCTGGAGTTCCACCCAACATACCATTTCGTTCAGCGTAATCATTAAACGCATCTCTCCACCATTGTCGATCTTTCTCATTCTTAGCTCGTGTAGCTTCGTCTAAACTCTCATAAGAATATTCAGAGAGCAATGCTTTAAACTGATCATCATTTTCGTCTACTGGCAAATGATAATCACGATTCGTTTCGCCATCACTGTACATAATAGCTACACTATCCTGTTCAGCATTAGTATAATACGCTTCAACAATTCTACCAGAAAATGCAAATGGTTCTCCAACTGCCATAACTTTAACTCCTATCCTTTATTTATACGCAAATTATACGTAGTAATTGTGGCTGCTGATCCGTTTGGCATTTCTTGTGATCTATAATCATCTGATACCTGGCGAGTTAGATAACTACCAGAACCATTAAGTTTAGTATCTATCATAGCAGTTCCTCTAGTATTTCCACCTGATGTAGCAGATGCATACGTTACTTTATATCCATCTCCAGAATGTGCAGCTGTTTTTCTTAACCAATTTCCAATTAAAGTATCTATAGTAGAGTTAGACATCTCTTGTAAATTATTAGCACTGTCAATAACAACAGGCATTTGTGAAGGTGTGCTAGCAGCTGCATCCCTTCGATGTAAAAAATAACTTGTAACTGTAGTTGGTTGATCTAATGTTTCTGGAATTCCACCAGCCGTATATGCAGAAGCATTTGCAATGGTGTTTATAAAAACTGCCGTATCAGAAACATTAGTATAATTAGTAGCAGCTGTCGCAGAGTCTGTAATAGTGTAGGTTCCAGCAGTATTTGCACTTTCTGTACCTGATATCATTAGATCAATAGCAGGATGTAAAAAAGTATCTTGAAAATCTGTTAAACTCATTGCTAGAATAGAACCACTACTATTATCATAATATACGGGAAATGATGTTCCTGTATCTGAAGTTTCGCCTACAGAACCAGATGCAGTATATGCAAGAGTAATTTTATCATATGATACTGTAACTGTGCCTGGTTCAGCAGTAGTTCCTTCTGCGACAAATGCAGTAGCAGATTGAGAAACTGCGCCAGCCTGTAAACGAGTATCAGACATTGCAGCCATACCAGCACCACTACCACTCACCTGTGTAAGAACAGCAGAAGGAGAAGTACCATAATGATATATTGCTCGTTGTTGAACTTCTACAATTTGTCCAGCAGACATTTCAACTAGATCGTTATTATCATCTACATATAATGGGGATCTTGCAGTCATTTATATAGCTCCTGGCGCAAATCCTGCAACCGAATTAAGTATCTTACCATTTGATCCAATAATATTTATAACATTCCTTTGCATACCACTATGTAGGAAGACCTCATCTTCACCTATTATGTCATCACCAACGTCCGTACTGGCAGCAGATCGATCCATGATGATATTATCACCAGCATCAGTACCCGCTGCAGCTGATTGATCCATTACTATGAATACATCCTCACCTCTGCGAGATAGAGGAGCATAAACTGTAGATGTCATCTGAAGACCTACATCATGAACGTGTGTTAATGCAATCTCTGAGTTTGCACCAAAGGTGATAACTGCACCATCAGAAATCATAAAGAGATCATCACCGATTGCCGCATCAAGAGCGATACCCACACCACCAGCGACAGTTAATGCACCAGTAGTCTTACTGGAAGAAACGGTAGTTGCTGTAATGGATACAACACCACCAGCAGAAATTCCGATTGCGTTTGTGTCAGAGGCAGAACCGATTGTTCCAGCATCAGGTATTACAATATTAGTTCCAGTAGTTAAAACTGTGCCAGTCGCATCTGGAAAAGTGATAGTACGATCCCCTGTTGGGTCTGTAATCGCAAATGTAGTTTCATGTGCATCAGCAGTACCACCTTCAAAGACCAAAGGACTTGCCCCTGCTAATGTTGCACCAATTGTTAAAGTGTCTGCAGCTGCATCACCCAGAACTAAGTTTCCATTTAGTGTGGTAACACCTGTAACTGTCAAGTTCTGAGAGAAAGTAGCATTACCACTAGAGTCGATTGTTATCGCATCAACATCAGAAGCGGAACCGATAGTACCACCATCTTTAATAATGATGTCATCAATAAAGGTAACAACACCACCAGAGGAGATAGTCATTGCAGAAGTAGCAGATGCAGAAC